ATGTCTCTTAGATGTGGTGAAGTAGTTATTTGGATTCCACCCAATTTTGAAGTTATCGATTCTGATGACAAGCAGCTTGAAGTACGTTCATACAAATATAAGGCCCGCTTTTATGGGATAGTTTATCGCTTAAAAGAGCCGCTGGCAGTAATTAAAGTCGAAAAGGATCTAAAGAAAGTGCCAATTAACCAGATAGCCGCATTCAGGTGGGGGGCTAGTATGGTAGGGGATTTTTTCGATAGCAATGGCTTTTTTATAAATAAAATTGGAGGTTGAATTATGACGATTAAGCGTGGCAGTAAAGTGGTTTGGCACCGACCGGCCTTTGATAAGACCGTTGAGAAAAGAAAATATGGCCGAGTTGTTCGAGATGATCAAGGTGAAGCGATGACACACCTTATCCACCATCCTAAGCAAGACATCGATGCTCAATGCTTTGGCGTCATCAATCGGCGTTATGATGGTGGCTATGTGCTCATCATGCGGCATGGTAAAGGCAAGATGATGGAAGTCCCGTTAGATCAGGTCGAAGAAGTTGAAGAATGATGAAGTTTTAAAAAGCTATGAAGTTTGGTATTGGGGCTATGACAAGGATAATCGTGGCCAGACTCAAATGCTTAGACGTGATGTGCTGGTATCTGAATCAATGCTGAAACGATTCCTTTCACCCATTGAGTACAGTTACTACGAGTTTGTGGTTGGTGACGGTGAGCGATGGATCGTGGCCGATGCATTGATCATGCAACTGGTGGAGAAAACGGGGGAATAGTGATGAGGACAAAGCTAATCATTTGTTACGATAATCAAAGTCGCAGCAATCGTTTTGAACGTGATTTAGCCTATTTACGTAGTGTTGATCCGCGAGTAAGCGTTCAATTTAGCGGACCTGAGCTGAAAAGTGATGGCGTGGTGTACAAGTACGTAACTATAGATAATGGACGAATTAATCTTTTAAGTACCATCGTTGCTGATGAGTATGATGTTGATTACTCAGTTTATAGCTGTGTTTCATCTGCCGAATCGGAACGGCTCATCATGTTTATTCGTGCTGCGTGGATACGTAATAAAGATAGAAAACAAAGAGATAAGGAAAATAGAACAATGAAAAATGATGAATTTACTGCAAAATGCAAGCAATTAGTGGCTGACTACACCAATGAACATATTGATGTTACGAATGACGTTAAGATCACGACAGACAATGTGTTTGATGTTTGGAACGTCAAGGCTTTACAAAATAACAAGGCCTTATTAAGTACGACCCTATCTGATGGCATGTACTACGAAATCACTTGTGATGGCGATAAGGGCAAACTTTATTTTGATGCCTACAAGAAGTGGGAAAATATCGAATACGATATCTAAGTTCCATTAATCCATTATTTGGAGGTGTGGTGATATGTAATGAATCAGGATGAAAAGAAAGCAGGTGCGTGCAAAGATTACGCGGCACGGATGAAGTACAAGGATATTTCGGCCAAGTATGACGTACCAGTCAATACGTTAAAGTCGTGGCGCACTCGTTACCATTGGAAACGAGGTGCACCCGCAACCGAAGAGGTGCACCCCAAACCCAAAAAGGATGCACCCAAAATAATCGATGAATTGGAGGCAAACGATGATCTGACTGAAAAGCAGAAACAGTTTTGCCTCTTTTATTTACAGCGTTTTAACGCAACGTGGGCATACATGAAAGCCTATGACGCGAGCTATGAGACGGCTAACACCAATGGCCCCTTGTTACTGGTAAAAACTGGTATTCAAACGCAGCTAGCGTCACTCAAGAAGGCTGTGATGGGTGATATTCATCTGACGACCACCGACCTTGCCAAAGAATACGCCAAACAAGCTTTTGCCGACCTTGGTGATTACGTTGACTTTGGTACCAAACAAGAAATTGTGCGTGATGGCTGGTATAAGCCAATTAAGGATAAAGTGAAAGGTGGTTACCTAAAAGCTGACGTTTCGTTTGTCCACTTAAAGGATAAAAAAGAAGTCGATACTTCCGTGATCAAAGGCATTCACATTGGCCGTGATGGTGTTGTTGTTGAGCTTTACGACAAGCAAAAGGCACTAGGCGAGCTGATGAAGTACCTAGATGACGATAACCCGGCCGATGAGAATGTTACGATTAACTTTATCCGGAGCGATAGGAGGGATAAAGATGGAAATCAACGTGGATCTTGATGCAATGATCAACCCACATTTTGATTACGTCCTTTATTCCGATGCGCTTAACAAGGTGCTTGAGGGCGGCCGTGGGTCTACTAAGTCATCGGTGATCAGCTTGCAGTTAGTGCTTGACTTCTTAGCCGATGATCAGGGTAATGCCTTGATCATGCGTAAGGTTGCCAACACCATTGGGCTTTCGGTGTATGAGCAAATCAAGTGGGCCATCTATGAGTTGCACGTTGAAAGACAGTTCATCTTTAGAACATCGCCTTACCGCATTACTCATAAGCGCACTGGCACGGCATTTTACTTTAGTGGTGTCGATGATCCACAAAAATTAAAGTCGATTATCATCGCTAAGGGTTATGTACGTTGGCTGTGGTTTGAAGAGTTGGCCGAATTTGAAAGTTGGGCCGAGATAGATATGGTCCGTGCATCGTTTACACGTAAAAAATTACCACCCGGCAAGCACGTAGAGACGTTTTACAGCTATAACCCACCTAAGAACCCGTATGAGTGGATAAACGACTGGGCGGAGAAACGGCGCACGATGAAGGGCTGGTATGTTGACCATTCAACCTATCTAAACGATGAGTTGGGACTACTATCGGACGATTACCTTGATGAAATCGAAGTGATCAAGCAAAACGACTACGATTATTATCGCTGGATGTACTTAGGTGAGGTCATCGGGCTTGGCACTAACATCTACAATGCCAAGCTACTGCATCCGTTGCCGGCGTTTCCAGACGATGACTATATCAAGAATCTTTATTTTAGCCAAGACACCGGCCAGCAAGTATCAGCGACAACTGAGCTATGCATCGCATTGACGGCTAAAGGCCGCGTAGTGCTTCTTGATACCTACTACTACTCACCAGTGAACCAATCAGTTAAAAAGCCGCCTAGCGAGCTGGCAACGGCCTTATATGAGTTTGAGGAACGTTGCCAAAAGCAATGGGGCAAACGTGCATGGAAGATGTCAGCCGATGAAGCAACATCAGACTATGCTATCGACCACGAGTATTTTAGGATGTATAACCGTCACTGGCACCATGTCCACAAAACTGAAAAGACAGCGATGATTGATCACGTTCAGGACTTATTAGCCACTGGGCGTTTTTTTTATCTCTCTAATGAAGCTAACAAAATCTTTGTGTCACAGCACCAAAAGTACCAGTGGGACGGCAAAACGGTTAAGACCGACAAGCCCAAGGTTATCAAGGTCGATGATCACACGTGCGATGCCTTTATGTATTTTGTTTTAGATAACTTACGCGACTTAGATTTGATTTGGTAGGTGATGTAAATGGGTCTGATTCAACGCATTAAAAATTTATTTTGGAAGGGGGCGGCCGCAGTGGGTGCAACAAATACTTTAGGAGCGATCACTGATGATTCACGTATCAGCATCGACCCGGATGAGTACGTCCGGATTAGACAAAATCTTGACTATTACAGTGATCAGCAGCGTTTTGTTAAAGACAAGCGTACCTATGAGCGTGATGGCAAGATGGCTACCAACAAGCGACCTAAAAACACGATTAATTTCACGAAGACGGCTGCCCGGCGCATTGCGTCAGTGGTCTTCAATGAGAAAGCCGAAATCCACGTAAAAAATAATGATGAGGCTGACAAGTTCTTAAATCAGGTGTTTCTTGAGAATGACTTTAAGAACAAGTTTGAAGAGGCCCTAGAAAAAGGGGTTGCACTCGGTGGGTTTGCGATGCGTCCGTATGTGGATGGAAAGCATATCAAGATTTCATGGGTACGAGCTGATCAGTTTTACCCACTGCAATCCAATACGAACAGCATCTCAGAAGCCGCTATTGCTAGCCGTACGCAAGTCATTGAGAGTGATGTACCTGTGTACTACACGCTTTTAGAGTTTCACCAGTGGCAGGGCGACGACTATCAGATCACCAATGAGCTTTATCGGTCAGACAGTCCGGATATTGTTGGCAGCCAAGTCCCATTGACCCGATTGCCAGCCTATAAAGCGATGGCACCAAGCGTGACGATTGAGGGGCTGCAACGGCCATTGTTTGCTTACTTTAAGACGCCGGGAGCCAACAACCTTAATATTGAAAGTCCGCTGGGCATCGGCATTGTGGATAATGCCAAGCACATTCTTGATGACATCGATGACGTACACGACCAGTTCATCAAAGAAATTCGGATTGGACAAAAACGAATTGCCGTTCAGCCGGCGATGCTACGATTTGACGATGCTCACCCACCGTTGTTTGACACTGATCAAAATGTCTATGACGGTGTGCTATCTGATGACGCCGGCAGTGTTGGAGTTAAGGATATGACTACCGAGATTCGTACGGTCCAGTACAAAGACGCGATTGACCACTTTATCAAAGAACTTGAAGTTCAGCTAGGCTTGTCTTCCGGGACGTTCTCATACGCTGACAGTGGGCTTAAAACGGCTACTGAGGTTGCTAGTGATAACAGCATGACCTATCAGACCCGATCAAGCTACTTGACCATGGTTGAAAAGGCCATTGATGAACTGTGTGTATCTATCTTTGAGCTGGCGAGCGCACCAGACCTATTCGATAAGGAACAGCCGCTATTCAAGATTGACTTGGCAGCTAAGCCCCTAGACATTGAATGTCATTTTGACGATGGTATCTTTGTCGACAAGGACAAGCAGCTGGAAGAGGACACTAAGACGATGGTTGCTGGGGCACTGTCCAAACAAACGTTCTTAACGCGCAATTACGGCATGTCTGAGCAACAAGCCCAAGCCGAATTAGCGTTGATTCAAGCCGAGTCACCTACCGACACGTATGAGGGCCAACAAATGGCCGATGATGGCGGTGGTGATGGTGAATGATCACCCAAGATTCGATGATGAAGGATGCAAATGCGGCCGTTGATATCTACTCAAAGCTGGAGCAAGACATTTATGCACAGATTATCCACACCCTAAAGACTACGAAGTTTGACACGGTGGACAGTGATAACGTACTTAAATGGCAAGTTGAGCAGTTGAGCAAGATGGGCGTGCTTAACGCGCAGGTCGTTGAGATGGTGGCCAAGTTCACTGGTAAGAGTAAAGCCGCCATTGAGGGACTAGTGGAAGACAATGGAATGCAAATTGTTAATGAGGTTGATTCGACTTTAAGTGATCAGCTGCATAAAAAGGTCGCCGTTGATGACGATATCCGTGACACGATCAGTTCGATGAAGAACCAGACGTGGCGTGACCTTAACAACACGGTCAATCAGTCGCTATTGTCCACGAATTACCACGACAATGCGGCCATGCGCACGTATCAAGACATTATCAAACAAACCACCATGGAGACCGTTGTGGGCCTTAAATCGCACGAGAGGGCCTTAAAAGATACGGTCTATAAAATGGTCGATGCCGGGATTAAGTCGCCACTGGTGGATAAGGGCGGTCATCGTTGGTCACTTGAGGGCTACTCACGCACTGTCATCCAAACCACAGCGCATCGGACCTTCAACAACTTGCGGCTGAAACGGATGCAGGACTTTGGGACAACGTTGGCGGTTATGAGTGCACATCCGGCATCGCGTGAAGCCTGTGCGCCAATTCAAGGCCACGTGGTCAACCTGACTGAGCCGGGTAGTGATAGCTATAACTCCAAGTATGACAGCATCTATAATCACGGCTATGGTACGCCGGCAGGGGTCGAAGGAATTAACTGCTCTCACACTCTTTATCCTTTTATTGAGGGCGTCAACACAAATAACCAGCCGCAATATGATCCTGATGAAGCAATTGAAAACGGTAAGGTACAGGCCAAGCAGCGTGGCTATGAACGTGCTATCAGACAGACCAAGAAGCGATTAGCTGCTGCGGAAGAACTTGGAGACGATGAGGGTGTGGCCCATTATAAGTCGTTGCTGGGTGATCAACGTAGAAATGTTCGTGGCTTGGTCAAAGAACATGACTTTTTGCATCGGGATTATAGCCGTGAGCGTGTGTATAGCTAATAAAGAATATCGACCTGAGTATGTCGCTAAACTGCTCCTTTTATCTGCAATCAATTCGCGCGGCCGTTACCGCGTAATAAATAACGTTAGGAGTGATTGACATGGAACGTAAGGATTTAGAAGCACTAGGACTAGACGACAAAGCACAAACGGAGGTGATGAAGCTTTACAACGCCGGACTTGAGCCTGTTAAGCAAGAACTCACAAGCACCAAGTCCGAACTAGAAACAACCAAGGAACAAGTGACATCTCGTGATGAGCAAATCAAAACGTTAGGGGCACAGGCCGGCAATTCGGAAAAGCTCAATAAGCAGATCAGTGCCCTTCAACAAACCATTAAGGACAAAGATACGGAAAGCGCCGCTAAGTTAACGCAACTTCAAACGGATAATGCGGTTCAACTGGCCTTGCGTGATGCCGGTGTACGCGATGCTAAAGCAGTCTTGCCTTTCATCGACATGGACACCGTGAAGCTCGGCGATGACGGCAGCTTAACTGGCATTAAAGAGCAGGTTGAAGGGTTGCAAAAGTCTCATGATTACTTGTTCACCAAGGCCGATGACGGTGACAAGGCTCCCAAAGTTACGATCACCTCTAAGGGTAATCCAGCAGGTGGCGATGGCGGTGGTGAGCAAACAATGACGGAAAGAATTGCAGCACGTATGACTCAAACCGAGTAGGAGGAATATAAATGACATTAGTTTTAGACCAAAAGGATTTAAACACGATTGATAAAAAGTTTGCGGCTGATTCCCAACTGTGGCAACCGCTACAAGGTGGGGCTAAGTCCATTACGGCAGCAGACTTTGATGGTGTTCACACGGTGCGTATCAATAAGATGTCGGGCTTTGTTGAAGCCACTAAGTATGTTCGTAATGGAGACAATGAACGTCATAACGTAAATGTTGAAAAAGTACCAATTGAGTTAACGCAAGAAGACTGGATTGGCTATGACTTAGACAAGCTTGATCAAGGTGAAAGTGGTGCATTAACGGTTCAGAACCTTGTTGAAGAGCATCAACGTTTAATCACAGTGCCACATAAAGACAAGTTTATTGCGCAAACTATCTTTGATAATGCCGGCACAAAGATTACCGACACCATTGATACTAAGAATGCGTTATCGGCATACGACGATGCTGAACAATTCATGCTAGATAATGAGGTTCCCGGTGGGTTTGTCATGTTTGTATCTAGTGGCTACTACAAAGCATTGAAGAACGCTGAGGGCGTTTCTAAGACATTCTCAGTAAATGATATGAGTATCAACGGAATTAATCGGAGAGTCGGTCAAATTGATGGCAGCGTTCCGATTATTCCAGTTGCTAAGAATCGAATCCAAGGATTAAGCATCTCAGATTCAATTAACTTTTTCTTACTTCCATTATCAGCGATTGCGCCAGTAACGAAGTATGACTCAATTGATATTGTGACGGAAGACACCGACCGAAGTGGTTACCGGACAACCGTCAAGGGATTATCTTACTATGATGCAATTGTGTTTGATAATGCCAAGCCAGCTATTTACGTGGCTGCAACACCGGGGGCAACAACCACGGATAATGGTACAACTACAGGTACTGGCTCGGGAAACTAGCAGCGGCTCCCACGGCGGAGCCGTTACCAAGTGAAGATGATGTAACCGTGGCGCAAATCAAGGGCTATCTTGATGGCTTAGGCATCGATTACAACGGAGTGACGTTAAAAGATGACCTTTACGCCTTGCTTAGTCAGCATTGGGGGTGAGTGAATGGCTTACTTGACGTTTAAAGAGTATCAGGAATTGGGCTACACGCGCATTGATAGTGAAGATTTGTTTAAGCAGTACGAGCATTCGGCTGAAAAACAAATCGACATTACAACGCGCTATTTTTATAGTCCGGATCTCAATGAGCATTCGTTGGTGGCTGATCAAGCTGCCGATGTGCCATGGGTCAAGTTCCGAGCGGCACAATTCAAAGAAGCCATCGCGTTGCAATGCGACTATTTTGAAGAAGTGGGAGCTGATACACCGGTGGGCATCGCCAACAGCGATTTATCAAACCTCACTATTGGTCGTACGACCTTAGCGAAGAGTTCAAACGTTGGTTCGACTAATTACGGTAAGACCGGGTTAGCTACTGGTGTGGTTGCCATTTTGGCCCAGATTGGGCTACTGCAAAGGGCGGTGAGTTACCGATGATGAAGCCGCCTAAAATTTCGTGCCAACAGTCCATTGTTTTGACGCTACCGACAGGTGAAAAAAATCGTTGGGGCGAAGCTAAGCCAGCCGAGCCAATCACGATTACACATTGTGTGGTGCAACCACAAACAATTTATTCCGGGAGTAATAATGGCCGGACGATTGTGGCCAATGCGGTCATTTTTATTTACGCAGGCGTTAGTAGCCCGGTCCCAAAGATTACGAAGAATGACGTTGGCGCAACGATTCTATTTGAAGATGTTGAGTATACGCTTCAAAAGATTGTTGATAACCGCGCTCCTTTCAGTAATGCGCTTTACTCGTATGAACTGGAGGTGCTGTGATGGTGCTCAAAGTTAACGTTGACTTAGCCCAGTTCAATGACCGGACTAGCCCGGTGAACATCAAAAAGGCCCAGTACGCTCTTATGAATCAGGCGATGAGCGACATGGAGAAGTTTGTGCCCAAGGATCAGGGCCATTTACGCGATTCAGCGCACATCGATGCAGCCGGTTCACACATCGCCTATGATATGCCTTACGCCAAGGTGCAGTTCTATGGCATGGTCAATGGGCATAGAATCCATGAGTACACAACGCCCGGAACATCGCGGCGTTGGGACTTGAAGGGTAAGTCGATGTTTATGAGTAGTTGGGTGAAAGCCTTTAAAGAGGGGCTGAAATAATGGATTTGATGGAATGCTTGCAAGATGTGATTAACGCCATCCCTAACTTGCCGATGCAATGTAACTTGGGGTACTTGACCGCCGAAGATTCGTTGATGCTTTACCCACTGCCGGGAAGCCGTTCACTTGATGAGGACTACGCCGGCAATCAGCAATGGCAGATGAATTATGAGGTTGGTTTCAAGACTAAGACCCAATCACTGGCTAATGGGACATTGTGGGCCGTTTCTCAGCGTTTAGATACATTGACGGCCGATGACGTGGTTAGTCAAAATGGTAGCTTTGAATTTGAGTCGCTGGCAATTAGTGGCCAACCAAACATCACAATGCAGGACACGCAGGGATACAACATTTATCAACTGAGTTTTTCAGTCATAGTTAACACATTCGCAGACGCTAACTAGCGTCTTTTTTTGTACAGAAAGGAAGTTGTTACTTAATGTCGAAGTTCGCAATGAACTACAAAAATATCTTTGAAATTGATACAGCGGGGAATCAAGACCCTAAAGGTGATTTAACCAAAGCAACTTGGGCCGTAATGGCGGCTGGTATTTCCGGAGTCACACCCGCTGCCAACGAAACCGACGACAATACCGCGTACTACGATGGTTCTGGTTTTACTGACACCGATGTGACTGGTAAGCGGATTACGTTAGCATTCAGTGGCCACCGTGTCGTTGGCAATGCCGCACAAGATTTCATTGCTGGCAAGTTCTTATCAATTGGTGAAAATCTTAAGACCTTGGCACGCTGGACTAACCCAGACGGTACCAAAATCGTTTCTAATGTCACAATCACGGCGATTGTTCCAATGGGTGGGAATGCCAATGCCAAACAAACATTTAGTTACACGCTTTCGTTTAATGGCAAGCCAATTAAGTATGGCACTGATGACAAAGAAATCGAATATGACTTAGATTCAACGGATTCAGCAGACGGCACCATCAACACCGGCGCTGACGCTGGTAAAACTGAAAGCCAAGTCTAGTTACTGGGGGCCTTGGCCCTCATACATAAAAAATAGGAGGAATCACTATGACAGCAATTAATTTAACAGATGGCCCTAAAGAGTATGCGGAATTCAAAATTGGCAAGAAGGTAAAACAGCTTCACTTTAACGATGACCTCAACCTTGAAATTGCTCAGACGCAGTTTAAGGTCGGAAAAATCCTAAAAGAACTTAGCGACAAGGACAAAATGAAGGAACTTGATGGGAAAAGTGCTTACGAACAGCGAAAGTACATTGAAAACTTGTACGGTAAGTTACGCGGAATTTTAACGACATTTTTTGACAAGTATTTTGACCAAGGCACCGGCGCCAAGCTTTATCAGCTAACTGGTAAGAGCACCGAACGGATGGCGGCAGCCTTTAGCATGGTGGCACGTGAATATGATGAACTACGTAAAGAACGTGATGACTATATCAACTCAATCTACAAGACCCGAAAGGCTTTAAAACTAAGCAAGAAGGCGTGATGTAAATGCTGAGCTTAACCAAGCCGTTGCCAGATAGCTTTAAGGTCAATGGCGAGGATTGGACCATAGACTTGAGCTTTGACAACGTATTACGATGGTATGAATTACTAGATGATGACGAAGTGGACGACTACGACAAAGTTTTGAAGGCGTTCGCTTTTTTCATTGGCACAGGAACGGGTTCAACGCCAGAAACTCAAGTCGAAGTTGTTTCAAAAATATCGGCTTACGTTCAGCAGACCATCTATGGCGACCATGATGAGCCGGAAACAGACCTTGAAGGCACACCAATGCCGCAAGAAAGATTTTTTAGCTATGACAAGGACGCCGATGCAATTTACTCATCTTTTATGGCTGACTATCACATCGACTTAATTGATGCACAAGGGTCATTACGCTGGGAGAAATTTAAAGCACTGTTCGATGGTCTTAGCGATCAAACCAAATTTCAGCAGATTATTAGCATTCGCCAGCGGTCACCCAATGGGCTAGAAGGCGAAGAGTTGACCAGTTTAATCGAAGCCCAAGAGTATTACCGATTGGACGACAAGGATTCGCAAGATCGGTTAGATCAGCAAATGGGCGATGTTTTCAGCATGTTATCACAAGCAGCAGAGGAGGGATGATCAATGGCTGACGGTACAGTAACAATCGATTTACTCATGAACACAAAATCGTTTATGAGTGACCGTGAACGCGTCTCAAGCTTGCTTAAAACGCTTGGGAGCGATGCCGGCGATCAAATGGACCAGTCCTTTGCTCAAAATGCTAGTAAGGTTCGTGCTAACGCCGAGCAGACGCATAGCAAAATCAAGGCCGACTTTGACAGCCCGATTTATGCGAAGTTAGTTGCACAGGCGGAAGATGCTGGGATAACCAACTTCAAGTCATTGCTGGAACGTGTGCCAAAGCAACAACGCACTGAGTTGGTGGCCAAGGCTAATCGCGGTGAAGCAATTAGTTGGGAAGACACGATGCGGCAGATGCCACGCGAAGTTGTGACTAAGATGAAGCTCAATTCAAGCCAAGCATCGATCGGTTTAACTGAACTTAAAGGGCAGACTAAATCGACTGAGAAGAGTTTCACACACTTACATGAAATCATCGCCGGTACTTTTATCGGTAGTGGGATTACAACTGGTATTGGGTTCCTAGTTAATGGCCTGAAAGAAGCTGCTAAAGCTGGGATGGCCTATAACAAGGAACAAGATACGATGAAAACCGTGTGGACGGCTTTAACCACAGAATCGCCCAAAGACGGTAAAGAACTGATAAGTTATATTAACACGTTGTCTCAGCACTCTATTTATGCCGCTGGCACAATCGATAAGATGTCCCAGTCCTTTTACCATGTCCATTCTAACGTTGACGAGACAAAGCGCTGGACGGATTCATTTGTGGCTTTAGGGTCAACGCTACACATGAGTAATGACGCACTAGCCGAGAGTGGTGAGCAATTCGCTAAAATTGTTGCCGGTGGTAAAGCATCATCCGAAGATATGGCCGTTATGATCAATCGTTTCCCAATGTTTGGGGAGGCGTTACAGGACGCTACCGGCAAGTCGATGAAACAACTTTATGCGATGTCAGCAGCCGGTAAGCTGACAGCCACCCAATTCACTGAGGCGCTGGATTACCTTGGTAAGAAGTACAAGGGCGGCACGGCCGAAGCCATGACTAGTTTCCAAGGGATGTCGATGTACATCAAGTCACGCTGGTCGGTCTTAACTGGTGACATCATGGCCTCATCTTTCAAGATGAGTAAGGGCATCACTAAAGACATGAAGAACTTACTTTCCGATGACATGATGAAAAAGTATGCCAACCTTGCATCTGGCGCTATCTCAACGGTGACCGGGTGGCTGGTCAAACTTATCAAGTACGTGGATGGCCATAGAGACACGATTATCGACATCATTGGAAACCTAGGCACGATTCTAGGTATCATCGGCAAGACAGCTTGGACGACCTTTAGTGATATTATTTACGACATCGTACGTATGTTCGGCCTTGCGGGTGATAATGCTAAAGGTGCTGAGGATCCGCTAGATAAGTTTGACGATGCTTTAAAAGGACTATCTAAGAATAAAAAATTAGTTGAAGATTTGACCAAAGCTTTCATCGCGATGTTTGCCCTTAAAAAGGGAATCGAATTCATCGCGATGCTCGCTAGCGTACGTAAAGCACTCGTAGAGACTGCGGCCGTTCAGAAAATTACGGACTTAGTTGGTTTCGGTAGTGGTGCTAACGCTGTCAAACAGGCGACCACAGAGACAGTAGCCCAGACGGCGGCTGAAACTGGTGGTAAAGTGGTTGGCATCGGTGCTGGTGCGGCAGGTGCTAGTAAACTACTTGCAAAGGTTGCCGCTAAGGGTGGCGCAACATCCACCGCTGAATTAGCCGCAACGAGTGGCTTGGGTGGTAGCGCCAAACTACTTGCCGGTGGACTTTCCAAAGCCTTACCATTTGCTAGTGTGTTGGCAGCAGCACCCGAACTGATGAAAATGACTTCTAGCACGGTCGGTAAACACCTTGGCGGAGCTACTGGCGCGGTTGGTGGTTCAATTGCTGGTGCAGCGGCCGGTACTGCTGTCATGCCCGTTGTGGGGACCGCTATTGGTGGTATCGCCGGCGGGTTTGCCGGTACTAAGCTAGGTCAATCTATTGGGGACAGCATTCAAAAGGGCGTTACTTCACATTTCCCTAAGCTCACCGCTAAAATGGGTGACTTTGCGAAAGATACGTCAGCAAAAATGACGGATATTTTTAGTACCAATTTTAAACCGTCCATAAATGACAAAGAATTTTCAAAGAAATACACCTCGCTTACTAATTTGCTTAATAGTGAGGCCAAGGTCAAATTCAAAATAGATACTAAGAATATTGATCTTGCAAAACAAACCGCCGTTTCAATTTATGGTCAAATGGGCAAAGCCGTTGAAAATTATTATGCGAAACAAGAAAAAAGTTCGGATAGTAATTATAAGTTGTTGGTCAAAAATGGGGCCATTTCGAAGAAACAAGCCGATGCGTTACTAGCCAAAAGCAAAGCCAATGATAAAGCACAAATTGCTAGTCAAAAGAATGCTATTGAAAACATGAAGAGCCTGTCTAGTAAATATTATGACAAGCTTGACCATCTCGAAGAGCAAAAGAATAGTGAGCTAAGTAAAGCTCGTAAGGCCGATGGTAAGAATACGAAGGCCTATTATTCGGATAAAAAAGTTATTGAAGAACAATTTGAAGTGAATACGGCGGCAGCACGAAAGAAATATTTGAAAAAACTTTCCACCGATGAATCTAAAATGAATGACCAAGTTACTAAGGCCACTAAGATCGCATCAGGTAAGCAACTGGACTTACTCGAAAACTTAAAGGATCACAAGGGTAAGCTTTCCAAACAAGAAATGACAGCTGCTATTAGCACAGCTACTAAAGAACGTAATACTGTAGTTAAGTCAGCCAAGAAGACACGCGATTCAGCAGTTAATGCGGCACAAGATAAATACAAAAAGTCTGTTGCTGCCGCTGATAAAGAACGTTATGAAACCAAATCTATGGGGCGCAAACAGTATAACGAAGTAATCGCAACAGCGCGTAAACAGCGTGATGACGCAATTGATGCTGCTGATGAAACGAAGAATAAAACTGTTAAAAAGGCCGAAGAAACTCATACCAAAGTAGTCGATGAAGCAACCAAACAGGCTGGAGAGCATAAAGATGCTGTTAATGCTGAAACCGGCGATGTTTTGGATAAATGGAATAAGTTTATTAGTGATATGAGTAAAAGATGGGACGGAATGATTGACGGTATTAACGGCGTCTTACACGCTCTTAACAAGAGTTGGGGTAATCTTCCACATTGGGGATCAACTGGCAGTAAACATGCCGCTGGTTTAAATGGCTCAATAGGTGAACATATGGCCCTAGTTGGTGAAGACGGCTACGAATACATGGGCACTAAAGACGGGGCAGTAACGCCCATTGGTGTCGATGGTCCTGAAATTCGTAACATCCCGTCTGGTGCATCGATTCTACCGCATGGTATGTCAGTTGAATTTGGTCGCATGGCGGCCAATTTACCCGGTTATAAGGTTGGTTTGCCGGGCTGGTTGACCGATACTTTCAGCGCGCTTAAAAGTGGCGCTGAGGGTGCCGCCGATTTAGTCAGCAAAGGTGCTAGCGGTGTGATCAATAAGATGGCCGATGCTACTGGTGTTGGTAAACTAGTTGATCAATTTAAGGACCAAACGACCGCGTTTGGGGCAATTGCCACAGGCACTAAAAATAGTTTGATCAGTAACGCCGTTAAGTACGTGCAAAGCTTCTTTGATCAGTTCTCAGCACCTGAGGACGGCAGCGGGTCAGGTTCACTGGTGCCACATTTCGGCTCGCCATTCAAAGAGTCGTCTGGCTATGGGCCGCGCGCTGGCGGATTTCATAAAGGTATCGACTTTGCAGCACCATTAGGTACGCCGATTCCAGCCCAGTATGGTGGGACTGTCGTACAGGCGGGACCAGCCAGTGGATTTGGTAATTGGGTTGTTATTAAACCGTCTGGTGCGTCTGTAGATACGATTTACGGGCACATGAAGCGGATGAAAGTGAAGACTGGTCAGCATGTCAAAGCTGGTCAAATTATTGCATGGGTTGGTAGTGAAGGCCAATCAAGCGGTCCTCACGTCCATTATGAACTGCGTGCTGGTTTGGGTGGTAAGAGCTATAACCCGATGACCTATGGTGCTAGTGCTGGTAAAGGTGCCAAGCCTAGTGGTAGTCACATGAACTGGCTAAAACAAGCTGGATTTAAGCCATCGGAATATGCCGCTGCTAATAAAATTATTTCTGCCGAATCAGGTTGGTCGGCAACGGCTCAAAATCCTCATTCAAGTGCGTATGGGATTGCTCAAAATATTTCACCATCAAGCTATGCTAGCTTTGGTAGTGATTGGAAAACAAACCCAATTACACAGTTAAAGTGGATGAAGCACTATGTTGATAGTCGGTACGGTGGTGCTAATCAAGCACTTGCTTACCGTAGTCGTGTTGGCTGGTATGCTAACGGCGGTTGGGGTAAAGATGATCAAGTCAATATCTTCAATGACGTGCCCGGCGAACCAGAAGTCGCGATCAATCCAGCCCGGCAAAAGGCTGATAGTTTGATCATGCAAGCTGCTAGTGACCGGGTTCAGCATGAACCAACTGGTTTGGTGGCCAAAGCGATGCACGTCATCGCTAACTCAAAGCAACAACGTTACGCAAGCGATTATCAAGCCGCCACAGCCACGCAAATGACATCACGGGCAATTAGTCGCAGTGATAGTCAAATGACTGACATGAGCGAAACTAACCGGCTTTTACGTGAAAATAATCGCCGGCCGATCATCGTCAAGTCTGTTTTGGATGGTAAAGAGGTTGGCCGCAGCACTAATCACTATATGGGTGCCGAAAATAGCCGGATGCTTTATGCAAATGGGCTAGCAGGAACGGAGGCGTAGCATGGCCAAGTATTGGACCAAAGTTTTAATAGATGGGCAAACCATCGATATTTGTGACGAGTTCAAGATGAAGATGCAGGAAATTCAAGAGCAAGGCGCGCAGTATAGCACGACCGATACGGAGCAAAAAGGTGTAGACGGCTACATTACGCAGTCTAATACGTTTGCTCCTTTTAATTTGGTCATCATTTACCGCATGCATACGGCGGACAACTACTCACTTCAAAACCATTATTTTGAAATGAAGCAGCTGCTAAGCCAGATTAATCCGTACTATGTTTGGACTGAGAAAGGCCCCGGACGCCGTTACTATGTGGATAAAGCCGACATCACGTATACGCGTAATGCTGCCGCTTATGCGACCTTTACGATCACTTGGCGAGTTGTCCGAGGTTACTCAGAATCGATCCTAGACACGCAGCACATCACTGCTGACATCGATGAGACGCTGCTATGGTCGATGGGACTGACTGACGTGGAAACGCCCAGTTACAACTTCACTGGTAACACCGGCCGTATCTTTAACGCCGGGACAATTTCGATTGATCCACGTAAGTTACAGCCACTGAAGCTAACCCTGACTTGTAACGGACAGCCAACAATTCGTAACATCACGAATGGATCACAGATGGCGTATAACGAGACTTTGACTACTAGCAGTAAGTTAGTCATGGATGGTGTCTATCCGATGATAGGCAGCAAGCATGTGGGCCGTGATACAGATCATAATGTGATCACGTTGGTTCCCGGTTGGAACGAGTTTCAAATCGATGGGGCTAGCAACGTGACGATGGCGGTTAACTTCAATTTTCTTTACCGATAGGAGGCTAAGCAATGGATCAATTGATTGTGAGAAGCACTAGCGGGGAGTATGAAGAAATTGTCACCGGCATCGATTACTCATCGTTTGCCTACAACTACGAGCAGAATTCGACCCGGGAAGTCACTTTCACGGTGTATAAGATTCCCGGCAACGAATTTGTGTACTCGCTGATCAGTAATGAGGCCAGCATCATCTATCACGGTCAAGAGTATGTGATCAAGACCAGTACGGAGATACAATCCGGGTTCTTGTATAGCAAGCAGGTCACCGCGCACCATGTATATTTATCCTTTCAAGACCACGCTATCGAAACGGCCAAGGATGATAAGAAATGGAAGCTGCAAGATGCGCTAGATTTTGTTGCTAAGGATAACGGGCTGGGCTATGTAGTGGATTGTGCCGGCGACTGGTCGAAGACGACTAAAACCGTTGATTCACTGGGAAACCAGACCGGTAGCGATGCTTTAAATTCCATTGCAGAAGCCTTTAGCGCGATCATCTTTGCAGACAATCGCCACATTACGCTTTATGACAAGGCAACCTTTTACCAAAACGTTGATAAGACCTTTCGTTACTTGCATAACACGGAGAATGTGACGGTTGAAACCGATACGACTGACTTAAAGACACGCGTAAAGGTGTATGGCACGAAGAAGAGTAAGAAAGAGATTAACTACTTAAAGATTAAGACCAGCGAGCTAACGCTGGCCGGGACGTGGGTAAAAACGTCCACGTACAACACTAAGGCATCGGGTGCCACGGCGTCTTTTACGATTGACGTCAAAGGTGATAACGATGCACTGGAGTTTGCTAGTCGGTTGGACTTAGACGGTGGGACTTGGTCTTTTTACATCGATGGGGCACACGTCACAGACGTGGTGCAGTACACCAGCGATAAAGTGACCACTAAGACCTTTACGATCAGCGACAAGCTAACCAAGGGTAGCCACACGGTGAAAATGGTATTCGTTTCAAGCTTTGGAACGAATGCCAAGCCGCCTAAAAGCTATCAGCCGCATGGGTATCTGGGTACCAAGAGCCAGCAACTTTTCACAGTGGTGGCCAACACGGATGGGGATAACGCTTACAACGGAACTTACGTGTATGTGTCTCCGGAAGAAAAGAGTTATCAGCATCCGTATGAGTTGGCACCCATTAAACTGACGAAGAGTGAGACACAAGCCGAGATGATAATCACGGCTAAGGCCAAGCTAAAGGATAAGCCAACTGTGACACTGACACTGACGTATAAAGGGCATGAGGCCATTTCAGAGCGTGAACAGTGGGTGTTCTTCCATGAAACAATGGGATTTAACACGGATGTGCAACTGATCACGTTGACGCTACACCACCCGTTTTACTGGCAGCCGGCAACGGTTGGCTTTAGCAATGATACAAACAACATGGTTAAAATCCAACAGCAATGGTTAAGACAATTACGGACGCAGCAGAATCAGTTAGCTACGCAGTCGATTAATTTACAAAACGCCCTAGATGAAGCCGATGAATCAACACATCAAATCATCGACTCAATGGCAGATGACAATTTAGCGGCTGATGAGGCCGAAACAACAACTAAAAAGTAGGTGATGATCATAGTACAACATGTTAAGACGGGGCTTTATGTCTCGCACTCACTTAATGCAAACCGCCGGGATAGTATTTTACAGGCGGTTAATGGGAACTCGCGAGGGATTAATATTCACGCGGATGTACTGGAAGAATTGCTTGAAAAGGTCTATCAGGCCAGTAATATCATGGTTTCCAATCAACACTTAGATGGCAAAACGTATACTGAAACCGTTGCGGCGGCCTTTAAATATATCATCAGCATTATCGACAATATCCCGGGTACCGTGGACGATGCCGACATGCGGATGGCGATGGTCGCAATTGACGGGACGCAATTTAATACGCTGCGCGAACGATTAGAGTACGACTTGAAATACTGCTTGGCACTAGCTAACCCTGATCAAGATGGGCTGATGCCGAAAGAGTACGCCGCGCGGTTTAAGTATGATGAAGTTGCTGGGAAACCGGCAAAAATCATGGAATTTAACATCGCCCGGCACATCGCGCACAGTAATGCTATTCCGCAATCGGCGGTGTACTCGCGCGGTACTGGGTTCTGGTATATCATGCAGCGGGTGGATAACGGCGCGGGCGGTAGTAACTTGCACGTGCTTCAGTTCGATGGGACGGAGCCAACTGGCGAGTGGATGGACCTCACAAACACCTATCATGGGTCGGTTTTCTTTGTTCGCACGGTAAGCGGTGTTGATCACATTTTTGCCTCTTTGAATCGCTCAGCGAATGGCAGCCCGACATCAGCTGAGATTACTTGGCAATCCAAAGTATCTAAGGGTTGGGGCAGTGATGGTGTGAAGCAGGTCGGTATCGCAACCAACCGCGAACCTTATGTGGTTTGGGATGAACGCAACAACATGGCAGTTGTCCGGTACGTTGGGACTGCTAACAACGATGACATTGTTGTCTACCGCTACGATGACTGGTACAACGGGCGCGATGTGATTCAAAGTCAATTTAAAATTAATGGTGCCCAGTATTATCCTTGCCAAGGCTTTGACGCCAACGATGGCAAGTTTTACTGGCACAGTGGAACGGATGCGAACTCAAATGAGCGCGTATCCGTTTTTGATTACAACGGCAAATTATTAATCGGTCGTGACTTGACCGGCTATAACTTGATCGGTTCCGACACCGCACAAGGCAAGGCTGAACCTGAGGGCTTGTGCTTAGTCACCGATGATGGTGGTAACCCGATGATCGCATTTGGTCATGCGTGTGGGCCACAGTATGGCCGCAGATACATCATGCACGCGTTCAATTTTGAAAGTTGGATGCAGAACTTTGCTGGTAGTGGTGGCACGTCTAGTCAGACGGCCAAACATGCACCGGTGAGCATCGCAAATTTATCAACATTAGGTAGCGGCTGGTGGTACTTAACTGCTACGCAAATGCGAGCTGTGACGGATAAGCCACAAGATTTTATCAAGTATAAAGATATTTTCGATTATAAGAAAACATGGATTTATGCGGTACTTTTAGAAGTCGTCAAAGGTCCAAATGGCTACGTCTATCAGCATCTCATGCAATTGCGGCCGAGTCATAAACGAAAAGCGTGGAATCGCATCCGCTACTCAAGTGGCTGGGGCAACTCAGATAACTACGGGTCGCTTGGCTATCACTGGGTGCCGGATGATGGACAAGTTTTACTGTGGAAAGGTACACCAAGCGGAATCAGTGCTAAGGGTGCTACGGCCAGCTTTTATCAGCATGTGACGCACTATCACTACATCATGATTGGGTGGAAAAACAAAAGTGCGAGTGATGACACGATTAAGTATTTGCGCATTAAGGTGACGAAGAACGCAAACGGCAGTATGGCTGCTAAGGATGTGCCAATTCATGATTTGAACTTGCCGAATAAGTTGGGAACACAAGGGCAAAATTTCGCGTGGTTCTATGAGTGTAATCTTCATATTTTGAGTAACTATTTGAAGATTACCAACAATCTTAGAATTTCAATGGCTCCCGACTGGAAGGCTGGGATTCCAAACACGACCGCTAATAAAATTTGGATTGAAGAAGTGTGGGGTGTTTTAGATGAGTGATGAAGACTATGTACTGGTACCAACTGCTGGCGGTGGCTATACCAAGATGTCGCGTGATACGGCAATTGATACTGGTCAAAGTTATGTAGAAGTACCAGTAACTGGGACGCCGCGAGCGATGATTAATCCAACATACAGTGACGGCACTTGGACGGACACGGTCGCCACCCAAGCGGCGCTGTCTGACATTGAAAAGCAACTGACCGCCACCGGGCAAGACGTTGCGAGTCAAGCGGCTATGGCCTTGCAAGCCTTAGCACTGGCAGTGGCCGGTAACTTTAAGACCACGCCAATTACCAACTGGGCTGACCGCATTCGCAATTATCGGACGTTAGCTGGTATGGGTGGCTGGACCGATGATCAAGTGGCTAGCGCGGTGACCGTTACGTGGATCACGGCTAATGACTATGCATCTATCACGGGCAAGAGCTACGTGGCTGGAGGTGCGAGCTAATGACTTTAGTCAAAAATGTGAATTGCAAAATCGACATCTCAACTGACGCTGGCGGTTTAGGCGCGTTGCCGGTCACTTGGTTTGATCAAGATATTAACACGGCCCAATTTACCGCGCAAATCGTGCGCAATGGTGAGCCGGTGATGCTACCAAATGGGTTAGCCAAGCCATACTTGACGATTGTGCCGGTTGATGGGACCGGGACGGTTTTCAACGTTCCAATGTTGATCCTTGATCAGACTAATGGCATCGTACAATACACGTTACGCAAGGACTACGAACTAAAGCATCCCGGTGAAAATCGATGCCAGTTAATTTTAGCGGTGCCTAGTAATCAAACACAAGTCATCTCGGTTGAGTTCTCGTTTATTTTGCAGCAGACGTTGCTTGAGCGGCTTGGCGGTACCGGTAAGTTGACCGATACGACCACAGCCGTGCAGGATAAAACCAGTTTGATCACCGATGCCTATGATGACGGTAATTGGAAGGCGTTGAGCAAACGAATCAGTTCGATGATTTTAGGTTCTGGCACGGAAACGGCACCAGAATTGTTGGCAGCGCGAACGGACATCTTTGGTACGGAGTATGGCACGCTGACGGAACGGCTAGATGCCATTGAGCAATTTCAAAAGAAGGAAGGACGTAAATAAATATGGAAGTAATGACTTTTAATGTCGATAAAGACCGGCGTAATTTGACCGATGATACTCAAAATTTTGACATTGATTTTAGTGATTCAAAATACTCATGGTTGGCTGCCCGGCAGTATGAAAATCAAATGCGACAAGTTCAACTTAATATACAGCATGGCGATGGCTCACCGTTGGACCTGACTGGGGCCAATGTCGTGTTTGAAGGACTCTTACCAGATGGCGAACATCGGATCATTGACGCTAAGCACAGTACGATTTTAGATGCGGTCAATGGACAAGCCAGATTCGACTTTCCGGCTCAAGCCTTTACCGTATCGGGGTCGTACAAGCAAGCCTTTTTCCGAGTTTATCGCAATGGTATGAACGTGGCGAGCTTAGAGTTCAGTTTGGAAGTTTATGCGGATAAAGTTATTTCTGGACTGATCCCGGCAGACTACATCACGCCATTTCTTGATCTTTATGGTCAACTGTCGGATGTAGTGGCTAATGCGACTGGTGACTTAAAGGTTGCATTGCAGGCATGGCAAGAAAAATTTCAAGCGGCACTTACACAGTGGAATGGAAATTATGCTGATTTGATGGTCACTGTGAATAAAGTTGATTCGCAGCTGAACTCGCTCAGTACACAAATCAAAGCAAACGATTTAGTGACGGCAACCGACTTAGACCATTGGGAATCGAAGATGGATGACCTAGTAAACGGTCAAGTAGAAGTCGATGAAAGCGTCGATATCGGCGGGCAACTACCGGCTACGTTAAAAAAACAGCTGGATGCTTTCAAAGCAAAGCTGCCGACTACCGGCTTAAACATCGCTATGGTAACTGATGCACACTATGAAGACCGTCCTGATGAAAACACTTGGGGTGCTTACCCATATAGTCGGGATGCCTACCAGCATTTAACTGCCCTCAACTACTTACAAGATGCAGTTGACGTAGTGATCGCCAATGGCGACAACATCAACGGGCTAGACTTAAATGTGCTCAGCTCAAAGTTGGAACAATCCATGTATGCGGATAAGATCTTGACTGGTGTAACTCAAGCTGATAGCTACATGATTTTGGGCAATCACGATGATGGGTCAACTGTGCTCAACCGCAATCCTGGTGGCATTACACTTGATCAAGTAATTTCAACGGCTGAGTTTGAGGAGATGTATCAAACTAGTGATTTGCTTAATGGCGAAGTGAGAGACAACGGAAGCTTGTACTTTTATAAGGATTACGCCGACAAAAAAGTTAGACTTATTGGCTTGAATAGTGTGGACGTTCCTTATGATGAAGTTGATGGTGATGGACACGTCGTCAACACACGCTGGCTACTCTACGGGTACTCACAGCAACAGCTGAACTGGTTGGCACGTATCGCGTTAAGCAGTGTCCCTGCCGGCTACTCAGTTTTGGTCGTCAGCCATTTGCCTCTTTACTATGGGTGGACGACCGATCCTAAAACCGAATTTAATTCTGAACTTGTAAAAGGACTACTTGATGCAGTGGCGTTGGGACAGTCATACAACGCGACTAGTGATGCTGATGTACCGACTGCGATGAGATCAACAATTACTGCCGACTACTCAGCACAAGGATCACGCCCGGTCGCTGGTTTTTTATGTGGTCATGTGCATAAAGAGATGACCGTCAATTTGGATCATTTTACGATGCAAACTTTGACTTGTGATGTGAATCAGGATGGTAAGGTGGCTTTGGATGATGCCAATGCTATGGCTATCTATGTCTATAACATCGACTCTGACGGCAAAAAGGTCACCTCATACGGATTTGGACGTGCGTCTGACCGATCATATACCTACTAAGAAGGAGGAAAATTAGATGGGAAAACAAGGAATTCAACCGGCATTAAGGATGCTGGGCAGACGTGTTAAGATGCTTACAGGAAAAATGGACATTATGGCCGATCGCGATACTAATGGGTTAATGCCTGCAAATATGGTTAAAAATCAAAATCAAATTTTTGTCAATCGGACTATGACTACTTTAAAAAATATTTTGGACTTTGGCCCGGGTTTCTATAAGTTGTATGGCGTTTTAGGGCATCCTTTGTCGCCTACAGTGGAAACAAGTTGGGTGAGCATTTTGGACGTGACACAAACCGATGACAAGCGTTTGCACTATGAGCTGACTGACACTTATACGGGTAAGCGTTGGTTTCGTGAAGTATTACCAGGCAGTGCCGACGACGGCATGGGCGGCTGGGCGGCAATCCATGGTGAAGTCGTTTTATGGCAAGGCAGTTCAAAGCTGGATAGTGCAGTAAAACTGCTCAAATCGGTAAAATCCACAAATGGCGGCCAGCTGTATGATCAAGTCAAGGTTCAGTACAGAACGGATCTTTACAACTACGGCTGGGGCTATAGCCACCCCAATAATCCTAACGAAATTAGAATTAATACTGAAAACATTGGAGATTCTGATGAATCTTTGACAACTAATCTTTTTGAAGGCCTGCTCATCATAAGTGATGATACTGCGGTTATGACACTCAATCGGCAAGTAGTGTATGGAGCTAATAGCACCTCATCACCAGTGTCCGCTAGTCAAGGCGAGGCTGGAATCAACGTGACTCAAATCGTGGGGGTGATTTAATCATGCTTTTAAAACTAAATTCAGCTAATGAAATTATCGAATATTGCGAAATTGGGACGCTCGGCGAAGGCTCAATTGAATTTCTTGGCGACTTACCAACTGATTTTTATGATACATTTTTACCAAAAAAATATTTACTTCAAGATGAGTCAGTGATCGCAAACTCATCTTACACTGCGCCAACGAATGATTTGCCAACCTTACCGCCAACGGCAGAACAGCAGGCACTGACTGCTATGGCACAACAGGCAGCAGAACATCAGCAGCACATCAGTTCTTTAGAAAAGGCTTTAACGGCCTTGGCACAAGGAGGTAAAAACTAATGTTTATTACATTTAAGTACGCTTATCAACTGTGGGGCACAATGCATAAGCCAGATATTGCAGCACAAGTCGTGAAAGGGTCAATCACGGCTGATCAGTACAAGACGATTGTTGGTGAGGACTATGTAGCAGCTGAAACAACGGAGGAATAAAAATGAAAAGTAAGTTTTGGAAGGGCGGCGCTATTACAGCGGCGGCCCTTTTAATTTCGGCATTTTTTGGCGTGGGCACGGCTCATGCAGCGCAACCGGTGCTTGACACGTCTGAGTGGCAAGGAACTGTCACGGCGGCCCAAGCCAAGTTGCTGAAGGGGGAAGTAAAAGGCGTAATTCTACGCGTTCAGTATGGGTCAAACTATAAAGATCGCGTGTTTGATCACAATGCGGCGACTTTGAAAGCGGCCGGCGTTCCATTTGGCGTGTATGCTTTCGGGCAGTATGTCAGTGCCGCCGATGCCAAGCAAGAAGCCAAAGACTTCTATGCTCGAGCGAAAAAGTATGATCCGAAATTTTACGTCAATGATGCTGAGCAAAAAACTACCTACGCGGGCCAATCCTTTAGCACCGCGACTAAGGCGTTTGCGACTGAGATGCAGTCACTGACTAGTAAAAAAATCTATCTTTACTCATATCAATATTTTTACAGTTCTTACATCAAGTCACAATCCGGGTACGATGGCATGTGGCTAGCGGCTTATCAAACACCACAACCCACGGCACCATTTAGCTATCAGCTTTGGCAGTACACGGACAAACGGTATAGCACTGCTTTGAAGAAGGCCACTGACGCATCGCGATTTATCGGTAGCGCCAACTGGTTTGGCAGCACATCTAAGGCGAGCTACTCAGTAGGCGGCTTTGTCAAAGGTGAAGTCGTGCGGCTAAAGTCTGGTCTGACCTTTTATGGCACTAAGACCAAGCTAGATACCGCGCTAGCTAAGAAAAATCTGACGGTGAAGGCAACTCAAACGGTGTACACCGGCAAGTCAAACCAAGTTTTGACCATTTATAATGGCACCACCGTGATCGGTCAAGTGCGGGCGCAAGACGTGGCCACCGGCTACTATCACGCTAGCTATGTGAAGAAAGTCAAAGTGATCAACGCAAAAGGCATTTACACGTACTTACATGGGAAGCGGCAACATTTTTACAAGAAAGGGGCCGTTTTAAAGGTCAGTGGTTACAAGACGGTGGGCGGCTACTTGCGCTTTGTGCATGATGGCCACAAGACCGATTTGACGACTAATAAGGATTTTGTAAAGTGGGTGAAGTGATGCAATGTATGTGACTAATTGGGGAATGGTGTTACTGGCAGTTGTGACTAGTCAGCATTGGAGCCCACCACACTATGTGATGGGCTATTCACTAGGCGAGTGGTTGGCGCTACTATCGATTCTAGGCTTTTTTATCACCGCCATTTCTTACCTAGTAGATCGAATGATTTTTTCACCACTCCGTTTTGATATTGAACGTTTATCGGATCGGATAAGTGACGACAACCGCCGAAGAATTAGTGAGATGAGTGACATTAAAAAATTACTTGATCAGCACGCCAAGCTGCTAGATCGTCATGGGGAGATGCTGATCAGACATGAGGACTATATCAATTATCAGAAAGAAGAGAAAAAATGAAGAAACAATTTGAAAAAATCATCGCCACTTTTAAGGCCAACAAGGATAAACCAAGCTACTGGGTGCAAGTAGTTGGCGCCTTGATCGTGATCGGTATCATCGTGGCGCACTACTTGTTAGGTGTGAACGTCAATACGGACGCTACTTTAGGTGGCGTGTTGGCTGTTGGTTCGCTGCTTGCCTTGTGGGGAAATCTCACTGACAATTCTATTTTGGAACAAGCTGGCAATACATTGAAGGGTAACTCAAATGTGATCGTGAAAACGGCCGACACCGTGGTCGATGCGCTTGATACGGCGGTTGATCAGTTACAAGCCGCTAAGACTACGGTAACTCAAACTGTGAAGTCAGCAGATTCCGCGGCCTCAAGCGCCAGCGCGCAAGGCAGTGCAGTTGCATCCGCCTATCAAGTTGCGGCCAGTGCAGCCGAAGCCGGTGACACATCAACCGCCAGTTCAGCAAGTTCAATGGCCGCGTCTTTAGCGACAGGTACGGCCAACGATGCCACTTCAAGTACGAATACGACACCAGAATCCGCCTCATAAGCATGAAAAAACGAAGCAAGTTGATGTAATGTTAATGCTTTGCCTTTTTAGAAAAAAATGTAAAGGCGTCTATTACAAATGTCGGTAGCATAGTAAAAATTGATTTTTGACTACAAAAGTTGTAATTTTAGACAAAACAATAAAATCTCCGCACTGACCTTAATTGGTTGGTGCGGGGATTTTTATTGTGGATTATGATATAATATCATTTAAGAAGTAGCGTCCCTAAACCAAGCATTTCTAGTTCAAATTTTAAAATGCGGTACGGATGCGGTACATTGAAAGTTGAGTGTTGATACATCGGCATTCAAGCAACCATTCGACGATTGAATGGGAATAGAAGCTAAACAAATTAGAAGAGGAAAACCTAGTTTAACGGTGTTTAGTAGAACGGACCAACAGCCAATTTAGACGAAGATGTCTACTGAAAACTTGCTTTCTAACCTCACTGGAGTGTAAATTCTGGTGAGGCTTTTTTATTGAAAAATTAAATTGATTATACAAATGTATTATGAATTTGGTGATCTTATATGATTGACTATTGCATATAAGTTTGCGTGAGTGGATAATCAGTAAGTGAAGTATTCCTCTGTTAACTTCAAAAATTTATACGATACGGGCGTGTGGATGGAGAATGTGTGCCAATTTTTTTGAAACATCGGAATGCTTTCTTTATATAATGGTTTTATCCTGGTAATAATTCAATTATAGAATAGAGGTTTTTGTTGATGGATGAGATAAAAATTGACTTGTCAGAGCATCAATTTTTGGATGGAATTAGTGTGTTTAAGCAACCCGCAGTAGAAATTAAACATAAAAATTTTGTTTTTGCGAAGAATGGATCAGGTAAATCTACATTTGCGTCAATAGTTGATCAAGAACTTTCGAAAAAATTTGATGTTCGTATTTATAATGGATTCGATACTATGTTGGGAGAAAATGAGAATCTTAATGCGTTTGCTTTATCGGTTAATGCAAATGCGAACGAAAAATTGATTGAAGAAAAGCAGAAGAGCCTTAATACACAAAATATAGAATTGAGTCGAGTTCTATCAGAAATTGGCGAGTCTAGTGCTGATGATCAGGATAAGAAAAATCTGAGTAAGAGACTACAAGAGGCGAATAAACGGGTTGCTGAAAAACAAAAAGTGATTGAGGATTTTTATACAGTATCGGCGGCAGAAATAAAAAATATGAGTGATCCGCAGATCTCTGGCACAGCATATAATAAAAATAATTTTAAAAATGAAATACGTGTGGCTGCGAAATTGCAGGACGATGATATTTCTTTGCTTAAGGAGACGGTGAAGACAGATGAAAAGGTAGCTAAACGCATCACTTGGCAAGAACTGAATCTAGCTGGTTACCTGAATAGTACTAATGATATTTTGGAAAGTAAAGTTGAAGAAAAAACACGAATTTTACGTTTTAATAACGATCAAGATAAAATTAACTTTGCAGAGAGCGGTTTAAAAATTCATGAGCATAGGGAAGGGGAACTCTGCGTCTTTTGTGGAAATCCGATTTCAAAAGAAACTTTCGAGGAATTGGAAGCCTATTTTAGTGCAGATGAAGTGGAACAATTAAAGGAACGTATTGAACTTGGAAAAAAGAAAATTAGTAATTTGGTTGCTGATGTGCATAATATAAGCAACGAGTCATCGGACTTTTACCCAGATTTTCGTACAAAAGCTGTTAGTCTTTGGGATCAAGTATCAGTGCAAAAACAGGAAGTTATACATTTTTGTGAGGTCCTTGAAAATTCATTAAGTGATAAAGAAATCTTTTTGATAAACAAGAACCTGTCTCTATCTCGGTTCCAGAAAATGTTGACGTTTCGGAATATAACAGTTTAGTTGAAGAAAATAATGCGTTTGGAAAAGATCTAGATAAGGAAAAGAATGAAGCAAAAGTTAAGCTCCGAAAGAGTGCTATTAAAAGAATGCTTGACGATTTTCACTTTGATGTAAAAAAGTCTGAATTAGGTAGCATGCAGGAGATACGAAATAATGTTCAAAAAGAAATTCATGAAAAAGAGCAGGAAAAAGCATCGATTCAAAATGTAATTAAATCACTTGAGAATGAAATCGATGCTTTGAAGCCTAAGGCAGAGAAGCAGGCAATTAACCATATCAATCAAAAACTTAGTGGATCTGTGTCTTGGAAGCTAGATTATTACGAAGAAAGTGATGAGTCTGGTTATTATTGGGTTTCACAGAAGTGTGAGGACGGAAGAATTGCACATCGAGGAGTAAAGGAACTTTCTACAGGCGAAAAAAATATTATTGCTTTATTATATTTTCTAGAAAAATTAGAAGAAACAGGTGAGGCAAATGATAAATTGCCGAAAGTGATTTTATTTGATGACCCTATGAATTCAAATGATGCTGGAATGCAATATTTAATCATCACGGAGCTTCAAAAGCTTTATCAAGGAAAATTTAGCAAGCGATATAATCCTCAAAAAGATTATATTGTTATTATGACTCATAATGTTCATTTTTATCTTAATGTGCCACCTCATGGAGCATTTAAGGATGAGAATGGAAAGACCAAATATGATAAGAACAATTTTTACAGCATTAGACGAGGTCATTTTATTCAGATTGAAAATGAAAAGCAGGATTTCAAGACAAATTATGATGCTCTGTGGTCTGAACTTCAAGATTTATCCGAGAATAATTTAACTAATTCGATGCTTAACTCGATGAGAAGAATAATTGAAACATACATTGAGTTTACGGGAATTTCTCAAAACGATTTTTATAAAAACAACGAACAATATCTTAAATTATTTAATGTTAATTCACATTCTGCCATTGATAGTGTATCTGCTGAAGCGTTTACGGAAAGTTCGCAAGAATTAGTGGCTAGTTTTCATCAGATCTTTAAGGATAATAATGCTGAAGCACATTTTAAAAGTCATTGGAATGTAGAATCTAAGTAGCTTTGGTTAACGGCTTTCCGGATTCAATCTAGAAAGCCGTTTTTTACATGGAATAGTTGATAACCATGGAAGGAATAATTAATGAGAATCTTAAATATTATTGATCATATCTTGGACAAAGATTCCGGCAACGTTGTGTTATCACAAAAAGAAATTCCTAAGGACAATCTTGAGATTTCAAAGTACGTTGAAAAAGTCATCGAGAAGGTTTGGAAAAGTGAGTATCTGGAACTTGATTTGCAACGAATCCCACTATTAGAACAATTCTGGAATAGTAGTGATGATTTTCAACAGATCACTGAAAAGTTTGCACTTGATTATTTTGACTCAATCAAAGTCCATGAAGAAATTCCCGGCGGTGACTTGCTGTTCTTTAACGTTGAACTGGATGATTTAAGCCGAGTTATTGGAATTGCGAAACTAGACTATACGCAACGGTATATCCACAATGTAGAGTATGACGATGATGTCTTGGTCAACAATATCGTCAAGAATAACAGCATTCTACCGTCTCCCGGGCAAGGTGTTAAAAATGTGATTCTAATCGATAAAGAGAAAGTCAAGTTGCGTGAACAACAATACACTGGTGCTAGCGGTAAGTGGTTGATGTCCAAGGACTTTCTTCAAATAGCGGCAGTGCCTTCAAAAGTTTCCGCTGATGTTAAGCAAATCAAGAAATCTATTCAAAAAATTTCTGAAAAATATGATGACGACGATTTTGCGGTAACGTCCACGACGCAACAAGCTATTCATGATAGCATCGAAAAAGATGGCGTCATTGATAATGATTTTATTGCCAATGTGGTGTTTGAGAATAAGGAAGAGGCCAAAGAAGAGTTCAAAGATCAACTGGCTAAAAAAGCGATTGAACCAGTAGTTACCGTGCCGAATGCCAATTATTTTGAAAAGAAATATGAACGCCAAAAGATCAAATTGGATAATGGGATTGAAATCAATGTACCCATTAGTTTGTTGAAGAATCGAGATGCGATTGAGTTTGAGACCAATCCTGATGGTAGCACTTCAGTGGTGATTAAGAATGTTGGTAGTTTGAAGAGTAATTTTTAG